TAGCAGAAGAACAATTATTTAATTTATATGCACTATTTCAAAACACAACATTTGATGGAGAGATTAACTATCCTGATTCATTTAACATTAGAGATTATGCAAGTGATCTTATGTATTTCCAACAAGCAAAAGCATTAAACATTGGCTCTCCTACTTTTAATAAAGAAGTAGATAAAGAAATTGCAAGAGCAGTAGTTGATGATGATGAAAAGTTAAATGAAATATTTGATGAGATAGATGCTAAATCAGAAGTTGGAGAATTTACACAAGAAGAAGTTCAACAAGAAACAGTAGCTGAAGAACAAATTTAATGAATGTCAGATATATTAAAAGATTTAACGAATTACCGAATTAAAGGCATAGAGAAAGCCGAGATCGAATACTACAAACAACTCACTCAAACATTAGATAGAATAGAAGCACAGATCATATCTTTAGCTGATACATCACTTCCTAGAACTGCTGGTAAGTTAATTGAACTACAAAGTGCAGTAGCAATTAGACCAAAGATCAAAGCAATACTTGATAAGGAGTATTTACCATTTGCAGATAGAGTAGTTAGAAAAGGATTTGGAGAACAAGCTAAACGAGTTGAAAGACAGTTTAAAACTATTGGACTTATACCACCTGAATTTCAAGAACTAACAAAGGGAGATTTAGCATTAGTTCAGAATCTTAAAAAACAATATTACACACAGTTTAAAGATGTATCTAATAACTTCACAAGAATACTATCAGATAAAGTCTATCAGAATACATTAGTTGGAACTGAATTTACTGTATTAGAGAAAGAATTAAGAGAATCAATCAATGGAATCTATGCTACTTCAAGCGACCCAGCAGTTAATAGATTAGTTGATTATGTTAAGAACAATAAAGATAACCCAGCATTAGCATCAAGAGTAGATGCAGCAGTTAAGATACTTCAAAGTAAATATGCAAGTACAAGAGTTGGCGAGAACATGAAACGATATGCTGGTCAGATATTAAACGATTCATTAAGAGATTTTGATGCAACACTAAACTTTAATAAAGCTAAAGATGCTGGACTTACTTATGTTAAATACTATGGAGATGTAATACCAACTACTAGATCGCATTGTAGAAACATGATTAATGGAGTCTATGATAGAAGTGGTAAAGGTATTTATACTATCGCTGATATAACTAGAATATGGAATAGCAATCCATGGAAAGGTAAGAAGTCAGGAACTCCAATGGTTGTTAGAGGTGGTTATAATTGCAGACATCAATTCTCTTATGTTAATCCTGATTGGTACGAGGAAGATGGAGAAGAATCAAATATATTAAAAGAAGCAACACCTATAATTAAAAAAGAATCTAAAATTAATATCAGTAGTTTTGCAAACCCAATAGCATTAGCGAATATAAGAACAGTATCTATTAAAGAATCTAAAGACAGATTACAGAAACAAATTGATACTAACAAAACAGATAAAAGATACCCAAGAAATCCTGATGGAAGTATTAAAACAAGATTTTCAGGTGCTGAAAAATATGCTAATAATTTAACAATATCAAAAGTAGATGAAAGAGGATTAACTACTCTATCTGTGTTATTTGATGAATTAAATGATTTAGCTGTTAAATATGATATTCCTAAATTAAGAGGTGTAAGAGTTAGCCCATCAAAACGATATGCTATGGCTATGGGAGATGGTGTTTTATATGTAAATACAAGTTATTTAAAAAGATACTCTCCTGAAGTAGGAACAAAGTTAAATACGATTAATTGGAAATATGGAGATGATATAAAAAAAAGACCATTAGGTGTAACTCAATATTTTGACAATGAATTAGATAAATTAAGGTCAGTTGCTTATCACGAATTTGGACACCACATACATCAAATGAAATATGTTAATAACGATATAAACTATGGCTCATTTAGAAAAACAGGATTTAAAGCAAAAGTAGAAGAAAGAACAAAAAAATTAATAATAGCTGAAAGAAAAAAAGTACCATATGAACAAAGATTAATAGGTAATTCAGAATATGGAGATACAAACCCTGAAGAATGGTTTGCAGAACAATTTTCAGCTTATGCAATGGGCTTAAATGATAAAGTACACCCAGAATTTTTAAAACTAATAAAGGAGTTAGAAGATGAAGTGGTTAGATAGACTAAAAGAACTACTAGCAAAAGAATCAATAAACCAAGAGGAATATGATGAATTTCTTGAAATAGGTAATCAATTAACATCAGATAATGACATAGAAAAATATCAACAGTTTGGAGAGGGTATATATTTGTTATTAGAACCAGAAGTAAAAGTTGAGGATTTTTGACAATTACAAATTTAAGTGATAAAGCATAATTATTAACCAATAGGAGTCTTATGACGCAAGAAACAGAGGTAGTTCAACCGAAAAACGAACAAACAGAAGCACCAAAAGAAGAAGTAAAAGTAGAAGCACCAAAGCAACAAACTTTTACACAAGAGCAATTAGATAACATAATCAAAACTAGACTAGAAGCTGAACAAAGAAAAACACAAAAGATTCTTGAAACAGAAGCATCTCAAAAATCAGAACTTCTAAAAGAACAGCAATTAAAAGAAGCAAAATCTAAAGCTGATATTGAAAAGATTATGCAAGATAGATTATCTGAAAAAGACATAGAAATTAATAAATATAAAGATCAGATGAAAAAAGAGAAAGTTGATAACTCAATTCTATCTATTGCTAACGAACATAAAGCAATTAATGCTGGACAAGTCGTATCTTTAATTAAAAATGAGATCAAATATAATGATGATGGTAGAATAGAAATTCTTGATAATAATTCTAATGTGAGATATAACTCACAAGGAGAACTATTAACGATACAAGATAAAGTTAAAGAGTTTTTAGATGCTAACCCACATTTCCGTCAAGGGTCTTTGTCTGGTTCAGGAAGCCAGAGTAGTGTCGAAGGTAAAACTGTTAAACCATTTAATTTACAGGACTTGGACTTATCAACATCAGAAGATCGTAAAATCTATGCAGAATATAGGAAAAAGCGAGATTCAGGTGCTGTTGAGATTAACTTAAACAATAAATAATAAAGGAAAAATATCATGGCAAACGAAACAACAAGTTCCACACTATCGGAACTATATACAGAGATAGTAGCAGAAGCACAATTTGTAATTAACGAGAAATCTATAATGAAAAATCTTGTTAAAAATTATGCTATATCAGGTGGTGGAAAATCAGTTGAAGTTCCAATCTATGCAGCAGTAGCAGCAGCAGCAGTAGCAGATGCAACTGATCTAGGCAACACAGCAATCAACCCAAGTTCAGTAACTATTACTGCTTCTGAAGTTGGTATTATGACAACTCTAACAGACTTGGCAAGAAATTCAGCACCAAGAAATGTAGCTGGAGATATTGGTAAATTGTTTGGAGAAGCAATCGCAAAAAAAATGGATCAAGACTTACTTGCTAAATTTGATGGCTTTTCAACAGCAGTTGGAACAGATAGTGCAGCTTTAACACCAGCAGTAATTTTTAATGCAGCTTCGACTTTAAGAGCATTAGGACTTCCTGTTGATGAAACATACTGTGTGTTGCACCCAAAAGTAGCTTTTGATCTTAAATCAGGATTAACTAATACTTTTGCTGGTCTATCAACTGACCTATCAAACGAAGCATTAAGAAGTGGCTTTATTGGTCAAATCGCTGGTATCAAAATATTTGAAACTGGTAATATGGCAAATACTGGAACTGGTGGAGATTTCAAAGGTGGAATGTTCCATAAAGATGCTTTAGGTCTTGCAATGATGCAAGATATTAAGATTGAAACTCAACGTGATGCTTCTTTAAGAGCAGATGAAATCGTAGCAACAGCAGTTTATGGTGTTGGCGAATTACATGACTCTTATGGTGTAGAAGTACTTGCAGATTCTTCAATACTATAATAATACTTTTAAGGTGGGGGGGTTAAACTCCCCACTTTATGAAAAAGGAAAAATATTATGAAACTGACTAATGGAAAAAAAATTATAGAACGAACAGAAGATGATTATAAAAAGAATTTAAACACATGGACATTCAGAGGGTGGAAGCCTGTTGACGATA